TCGTATTCAGCCCACATCCTGAATTCGCCGACCGTCATGGTTTGTCGCAGTTCGCCCAGCGTGCGGCCCATCCGGAGCGCCAGCGCCATCAGGAACTGCATGCCAGGCATTTTTACTTTGCTTTTGCATCATCCGCATCACGAATGAGATCAAGCGCCTGTTTCAGCAACCGGGAATGGACAGGTCCGTAAATTGCTTCAACCTGTTCGGTATCATCGACGGTGAAAACGTACTGCAGGTCGGTATCCAGCAGAATATCAATGAAGAGTGTGACATCTGCCCGCATCGTGCGGAACGCACGTTCTGAAGGGGTCAGTTCTGGCACCTCTGGCGCTTCCTGCCCTTCCGGTAGTTTTGGTTGTTCCGGACTGGCAATCCCCTGCCAGCGAATCCAGGCCTCAGCCGATGGTTCACGAATGATAACTTTGGCGTTTTCCCACTCCGGAACGGTGACTTCTTTTTTACGGAAACCCGCCATCGGGGCCAGTGCCAGCGCTTTAAGATTCTGTTTTGACATTAAGTTTATCGCCGGTTTCCCGGCGCTCCATTAACTGATGGTGACAGTGTGGTCAGCAGAGGTGATAACGGTGCCATCGGCATCAGTAACCACGCAGGAATAAACACCCGCATCGCCTGATACTGCACTGGCCTTATTAAACGTTGCGCTGGTCTGCCCGCTGACGGTGGACGAGCCCTTTTTCCAGACGTAGGTATAAGGTTCTGTGCCGCCCTGAACCACCACACTCATTGTCAGGGCGCTTCCGGCCGCTACCGTCTGCGATGCGGGAAGGTCTGTGGCAAAAGACAGAATGCCAGAGGCGTCAATGTTGGTTGGCTTTCCTTTCAGGCGCAGGGAGAACGTTGCAGCAACAACACCGTTGGTCTGTGAATCCCAGGTATGCTGACGAACTTCGGCGCGGAACAGGAAGCCGTTTCCGGAAGGGAACACAACCTTAAAGCCATATACGCCGTCATTATCGTAAGCAGTACGCAGCGTATCCTGCGCCGGGTTGCGGTAGAAGTTACCGGAGAGAGACATCTCAGACGGTGCCGGGAGCCCGTTGATATTCTCCGTTTCTTCTGAGCATAGCGTTGTCACGTCAATATCGTTCTTCTGACCAGCGGTAAAGCTGGCCTGTTTAATGGTGCAACTCAGGTTGAGCCAGGTCGCCGATGCCAGCTCTTCCGCAGTGACCGGCACTGATGTAATCATTACTACCGTTTTTTGGGCGCGTTCAAATAGTGCTGACATTGCAGCCTCCATAAATGAAAAAACCGCCAGCGGCGGTCAGGTTGGATTGGTTTCAGTCAGGCAATGACGGTTATTTCAAGCGTTGCCCGATGCAGGTGAGTTGTAGTGTCGTAGCCGGGGATTTTTGTCACCTCGGTAGGAGAAAGCACTTCAAGCCGGGCAAGGACCTCAAGCCGCAACGCCCTTGCCTCATCGTTAGTTTCTGCCCACACGTCTACCTGAATGTGCAGCGTGGATTCGGCCTGCCCACAGAACACGTCCCCGGCAACATCAGTCGGTATCGAGAAAATGATGTAAGGAGCGGCCACAGAGGGTAAATCGTCGCTGCCAAGCGGCACCACATACGGATAAACGCGCCCGTCTGCCAGCGGCGACAGCAGGTCATAGAGATCATCCTCTGTCATTTCGCCAGCACCTCATCGATCGCCTTGTTCATTCGGTTCATTGCAGCCTGCGCGGCTTCTTCCTGTCGGGTGTCATACGCAGGGCGCACAAAGGGATGTGCCGGAGCTGTAGCAGTCCCAAGTTCGACAAAGCGCCAGTAAAAAGCATTCCGCTTGTTGCTGGCCTTCATGGTGTTGTCGCTGTTTCCCGTTCGCGGATTAACACCACGAATATGCACCCCCGAGGAGATTTCACCGCGACGGCGGCTTTTCTGGGTGACGACAACAACGTTTTTCTTCAGCTTCCCGGTTTTCTCAGGAGCCCTGTCAATCACTTCCTGCCGGAGAACTTCGGCCCCGGCGCGAGTCGCATCCCGGAGGACCTTATTGTTTTCAGCTTTACTGAGAGTTTGCAGGTCTCGGGCGATATCCTGTAAGCCGGAAAAATCCAGATTCACATCAATCATTTTTCGATCCCCTGTTTGCAGAGAATTTCCAGCCGGGTACCTTTGATATCCGGAACCGGAGGCCCGGTAACGTTAAGAACTGCGCCTTTAAACGGGCCAGTCCGTACCTTCAATCGGGATGTGGCTGAAATATCCCTGCGAAAACGCACCCAGACCCGGATTGTCGCATCGGTATGCTCTACGCCAGCGGCTAACAGCTCCCGACCGCTTATCCCCTTAACCTCGGCCCAGATGGTTTTCCCATCTTCCCACTTTTCAACCGGCTGGCCTGAGGGTGTTCTGGAGGTTGTGAAGTTCTGAATGGTGACCCGGTGTCGTAATCGTCCAGCCTGCATATCACCTCCTACGTGCCTGGTACTTTGCGGTGCTGTTCCAAAATTGCTTTGACGCCGAACGGGATAGTATTAACGCTGTCGCCGCTCACAGGTTCCCTGTTTTCATACCAGTGCGACACCAGGAGCATCAGGGCCAGTTTGATATCATCTTCTATCACCAGTCCATCAGGATCGTCGTCTGGAACAGCGTTATCATAAAGACGGCAATTAGTGATTTTTTCCGCATGCTTCAGAGAGGCATTGAGGTAGAGCGTTAACATCACATCCTCTGTGTCATCATCGCTGTCGATACGGCACTGATAACGAAGCTCTTCTACAGAGGGCTTCATTTTCCTTCACCCCGCTTATTGCTGGTTTTAGGCTTAACTGGTGTTTCAATTTCCGGTTGTTCAGTGCCGTCGAGAATCCCCATCTGAGCAGCAACCTCAAGGGCACGTTCAGGAAGTGCGCCAGCCTCATATTCACCAGCAGGAATGTTTCTGACCTGAATGCCATCAGGTGACCATTTCAGGTCTTTTTTCAGCAGCATTATGACCTCCATAAGAATGGGGCCGAAGCCCCATCAGATTATGCGCCAGCACCGATCTGCAGCAGTTTGATGGCCTGAGAATCGGCCAGCATTCCGCCAGTACGTTTGGTGGTGTAGAAACCAACGAATGGTTTGTTGGTGTACGGGTCGCGGAGGATGCGGGTACCAATGCGATCAACGATGGTATAGCCGCGTTTAAAGTTACCGAACGCAATGGCTTTCGCATCAGCAGCGATATCCGGCATTTGCTCATTCTCAGCAACGCCATAACCCGCCAGAGAGGAAGGCTGGCCCAGCTCAAGGCCCGGACGCCAGAGATAGTTACCCTCGGAGTCCTTCAGAATGCGAACCGCAAACAGGCTGTTGTTGTTCATCATGAACTTAGCACCGTTGCGGTGCACCTTGCGCAGGGTGTAGACCAGTTTGATAATCGCATCGGCAGTCACACCAGCCGCCGCACCGGAAAGAATGTGCTGCAGCGTGCCAAAGGCACGGGTTTTATCGTCCTCCAGAGTGGAGGCGTAGGCCAGGAAGCCTTTCGGTTTTTTCGTACCGTTACCGCTGGTAAAAGCGATTTCTTCCTGTTCGGAGAACTCAACCGCCAGTTCGCTGTTGATCCAGTCCTCTACATTGAAGAAGGCATCATCCAGCATCGTTTGGGTTGCCTGAGGGTTTCCGTAGATTTCACCCATGAACGGTTCAATCTGACCGAGTTTAGATGCAGCAGTCTCAGGGCGGGCATCAGTTTCACCGACCCAGCCGGAAGCGGTGCCGCCAAGGTTAACCAGTTTTTTATAGTTGGCACCACCAACGGTGATGGTTGTCGCCTCCTGGCGCATCACTACCTCATCTTTCAGAAGATTTAGAATGGTGCGATCCAGTTCTTCGGGGACGGCATAACCGCCATCTTCATCCACGCCTACCTGCAGGGCTTTACGCTCCAGATCGCGCAGTCCGTCATCCTTACCCTTGCGCATAAAGTCGATGAAAGCGGTTTTATGCTCGGTTGCGGCCTTGCTTTGAGTGCCACCAGCGGGACGCTTAAGCTGTTTAAGCTCATCTTCCAGCGCGGTTTTCAGCTGATCCAGCTCGGTCAGCTTACCGTTTAGTGTTTCAACTTCTCCGGCCAGCTTGCCTTTTTCGGATTCGATAGCGTCAATGCGCTTATCATTTTTCGCTTTAAAATCATCGAATTTTTGCTGCAAATCCTGCGCGACCTGCTCAACGTCTTTAATTTCGACTGCCATAATTCAACTCCTGATTAAAATTTGATGTTTTTCAGTGCATCCAGTGCGGCATCCACACCATCAGCGTCACGCTGAGAGAGGTTGCCATAGCCCCCGGCCATGAATGCTTTGGCCTGGGTGCGGGAGAGCCCAACATCGCGCAGGACCCGTTCAATACTTTTCTGGGAAGGTGTTTCACCACGGGCAAACGCGCTCTTAACATCGCTTACCCGCGCCTCGTCATTCGATGGAAACGTTACGGGGCTGACCTCCCAAAGGTCGATCTCCTTGAGAAGAAACACGCCTTTCTCGCGGTCGTATTCCCAGTCTTTGAGCATGTAACCAATAGAAAGGCCGGTTAAAGAACCGGCCTTCATGTGGGCATGTGCTCGCTTTGAAAGAGGATCATCGTCAATGAGTAATCGGCCTTTAACATATAAGCCAACCTCATCCTCTTTCATTTCGGTATAAACCCCGATAGGTTCATCCATCTGGTGCTGCCAGAGCATAGCTGGGAGCGCGTTTTTCTCCCGCCATGACTGAAGTGATTTACTGAATGCGCCGGGAACAACTACATCGTCGTAACTGTCCTTAACGCCAAACACAGAGCCGTAGCCTTCAAACTCCCCGCTGTCGCTGACAGACTTTAGCTTCAGCGGAATATCCAACCGCTGTTTAGTCATCGGCATCATGTTGTTCCTCGGTTGTTTTGCTCTTATTGCTGTCAGACGGCTTGGTCGTCATATTCATCGGCGTCAGATAAATGTCACCGCCAGAGCGTGGGTTCATATCTTCCAGTTCACGGCAGTCGTTTGGTGAGTAAATGCCCCAGTTAATACCGGTCGAATACGATTCGAACCTTGATTTCATATCCCCGCGTAGCAACGCACCGGCATTGAATTTGGCATAGTAGGTGCCCTGTTTCGATTCCTTCACCAGCCCTACGTTAATTCGCTGCTCGATGCGGGTCATGTAAGGGACAAGGGAATAATTAATAAAGCCGATGCCAAGGTTTTCGATATTGCTGAAGGTCGCGCGATCGGTGTTCTGTACCATGTGCATCGGCACCCTGAACAGTCGGCAAATCTCCTCCAGCTGGAATTTTCTGGTCTCAAGAAACTGACTGTCCTCGGCATTGAGCGCCATCGACTTCCAGTCGAGACCCATTTCGAGAATCATCGGACGATGCGCATTGCTGAGCCCAAGGTGACGATCCTCAAAATCTTTCTTCAACCTGTCATAGGCTGCATCAGTCAACGTTTGCTCAGTACGAAGGACCCCGGAAGTGACAGCACCGTTTGAGAACAATCGAGCGCCGTGTTCTTCAGTCGCCATACCCAGAGAAATGGCCTCCCTTGCGTATGCGATTGGGTTCAGGCCCACCAGCCCGTCAAATGTCAGCGTCCTGACGTGCCAGATATCATCCTGCCCCAGCACATCCGTCGATCCATCAGGGAAAGTGACCTGATACACCGGTTGCCACTGGCTGTTTAGCTTCGGGTCTACACAACCGGGATCAATAGGCAGGAGTTCAACCACTTCCCCCAGGGCTTTAACCTTATAAGCGTAAAAATTACCGCGCAGGCAAAGACAGACAATGACCAACTCCCAGAACTCCTGAGGGGTCATATAGTCGTTTGGCTTCATCGTCAGTAATTTGTGCAGCCTTTCAGATGTCGCTTTTTGCTTACTGTTGCCAGTGACCTTGTACAGGTTGCAGGGAAGCATTCCCATTGACTCAGCCAGCACCCTTATGCAACCAAACACCGCTGTGAGACGCATCGCTTTCTGGCTGCTGACGCGCTTTCCAGTGTAGGTGTCGTAAGTCATCCCTACGGCTTCCGCTAACTCTGCAGGTGTGGTCACCGGAGTATTAGATTTTTGAAACAATCCGGGAAAGAACATCAATCACCGCCTTCGTTTTGAACATTACGTGGCGCGGACAAATATTTTGATACAGCCCATGACCAGAAAAGACACAGAACACCAGCAGTAATAAATCCTGCGGGCGGGAATACCAGCCATGCACCATATGAAAACAAAGCAGCACCGATCACCCCGATCAGCGGGGCAAGAATCATCAGGATCATAAGTGCCTCTTTAAAGTGAACGGACGCCGTAACTTTCCAGGTGGTCAGAAAGGCTTACCTCAGGTTCCCCGCCATTAACCAGCATTCGACTCATTGCGGTAAACAGCGCAGCGGGACCGTCAATTTTGGCCTCAGGCGTGGATTTGTTAGGGAAAATGTTGTCATTTTTATCCGGCTTAACGGTGACGTTTGACATCATCCAGTTCATTACCGGGTGATTGCTGTGGTGGAAACGCCCTCCGTAGACCAGCGATTCAACCTCTTTCATGGATTCAGAAAAGTTTCTGACGGTTTGAGGGACCTCCACCAGCGGTACGCCTTCTTCTGCCAGCGCCAGGCTGAACTGCGTTGCGCTCCACGGGTCGAATCCAGTTTCTTTCAGGTTCTCGCCGTTAATCCATTCCAGAAAATCCGCTTTAATCTGGGCATGATCGATAACGTCACCATCGGTAAGCTCAAGTTTTCCTAGCTCGGCCCATTTGCGATACATCTGCGCCATCTGCGCAGAACATTTTTCCAGCCGTCCTTCAGGTAGCCAGAATTTAAAGTCAGCATGGGCGTGTCCGTTATCAGCACGCCAGAGCTTTACAGCTGCGCAAATATCAATTTTATGAGCCAGGTCAACGCCAGCCCACATGGGGTAGGTTTTAAGCTCATGCCGGGGAGCGATATACTCGCATTTCTCCCACTTCATCATGTCCATCCAGGCAGACTCAGCCGTTACCCAGATATTCATATGTTTGGTGAAAAAGTTAACCCTTGCGGAAACCTGCTCTTTCGCTTTCTTAGCCAGGCGTCGAAGGTCATCCCAGCGCTTGCAGATACCCAGTCCGGGATTTGCCTTCTGCCATACCGTTTCATCAAACGGATCATCATCCTTATCGAGGGTAAAGATTATGGCAAAATAGGTGTCATCCTTTACCGCGCCTTCCACGTCGCTGTTGTAGCCACGTAATACTTTGATGGCATAATCACGCTGTTCGTAACAAATACCCTCTTTGTTGAAACCGGCTGTAGTGATGCCAAACAGCAAAGATTGCAGGCGTGCCCCCGTTGCAGTCTCCAGAACGTCCCATACATCACGCGTTTTATGCGCATGCAGCTCGTCAATAATGGCGCAATGAATATTCAGACCGTCAAGGTTATTTGCATCGGAAGAAAGCGGCTCAAATTTGGAGGCGGTTTGCTCCTGGTAAATAGCGAGTTTATTGAACTCAAACAGTTTGCCCAGCGTTGGCCTGGCCTTTTTGACCATGTTTTTTGCATCTTCAAACACGATCCGTGCCTGGTCTCTCGTCGTCGCAGCGGAATAGACCTCTGCACCACCCTCGCTGTCAGCGCCGGTCATATACAGGCCAACGCCAGAAGACAAAGTTGACTTGGCGTTTTTGCGGGCCACTTCGTTATAGGCTGTCCGGAAGCGGCGAACCATTACCGGCCTTCCGCTGCCGTCATTGCGCAGCACTATTTCGCCAGTTTCTTCATTCACCAGCGGAATAACAAAACCGAAGATGTTTATCAGAATGAAAATATGCCAGTCCATTAATTCAATCGGCTGACCAGCAAGAGCCCCTTTAACGTGAGGCACAAACTTGTAAAAATTAAGAATATGCTGCGCACGCGGTTCGCTGAAGTAAACGCCACGTTCCTCGCCGAATTTCAGATCATCAAGGAAGCGCTGGCAAGCGAGGCGAACAAATTCGCAGGCAATGATATTTCCCGCCACGACACGCTCTGCGTAGCGTATGCCATCTGCAACTTTAGCCATTAGTCTCTCGAATTAAGGAATTTGCTGATCAGGTCATCGTCAGGTGTCGTTTCTCGGTTGACTTTCGACCGGCTTGAAGGGGTCATGCCGAATTCGCCCAGCATTGCACGCATACGTTTCCATGCATCCGCTTTCATCATTGCCGCCGGGTGTGGCTTAATCATTCTGATTTCACGTTCCTTCCCTTCATCAGGATCATCCTCGCTGTAAACCGCGTAGGTATATCCCTCACGATCAAGGGTCTCACAGTGATGGCGGTATTCCGTATAGGCTTCAACGAGCAATTCCAGCGCCCGAGCGTCAAGCTGGGACATAACGCCGATAGCGTCCAGTTCCTCAGCCATCCTCTTAAACCAGTACTTCCCCTGCTTGTCGAAATGCTTCGGTGTTGGGGGTACCCCTTTGGGTGGCTCTGGTTCGTTTTTGTTGATCGCTCGTTTAGATGGGTTACCCCTCACCAGACGTAGATGTGTCGGGGTTTTCGGCGGTCCAGACATAATCGAAAACTCCTATTAATCATCGGATGGGGGACCCCAAAAAAAAGTTTCTAACCTGCGGCGGTGTGAAAAAAGGCTAGGCGGCGGTCCATTGGGCCTTTGCCGTCAGGGATTTGACCCGCCCCCTCCCTGTCGTCATCCAAATGGGAATTGATATCATTTGACAGCTTCGTGCACGATTTTCGCCAACTTGCGGCTTGGGGGACCGCTGTTACCAATTCGAGGGCTGAAGACCTTGTTAATATCCCAGCCCGCCCTGAGTCGGTACTCAATAGAGTTCCGGGAAATCCCCAGATAGTCAGCCCATTCGTTAAGACACATCGTCTTGTCATGAGCGGTATATCTGCGACTTGAGTTCTCTCGCATTGCCCTTCTCATCTTGTCTACGCCTCGCTTCTGGTTACACACGGGGCAACTTGGCACAAGATTGTCAGGCTCGTTGTTGGTCTTGCAGTCATCGAGGTGGTCTATGTGAAGAGTGTCCCAGCCCACAGTCTTAGCGCACCAGTGGCAACTGAATGGACCAGCGCCATATTTGTCGTAATAAACCTTGCGATGCTCATACACCCGTGAACTGCCGCATGCTAAGGGATGATCTGGCGCATACACTAGGAGATACCCTCCAGTGTGCTCCAGCTTGCCATCCTTCCTGGTGCTAAGTTTCTCTGTAGAGCCATGACGCCTAACACGCATGTAGTGCTTCTCGCAATACGGGCTATTACGGGACCGTACCGATAACCCGCATCCACCCACTACACAGATGGTATGGGCGTGCAAAAGCCCTGAATCATTCGATGATCCAGTCATGTTCACCTCAATATTTAAAAGCGCTTCAGCCGTTCAACAGCCGTCTTGGATTTATGGCAGGCATAACAAATGGATTCAAGATTCGAATCATCATCGGTACCCCCATGAGCCTTAGCTTTGATATGGTCCACGGTCTTAGCTGCTTCCGCACGACCGTTACGCAGACAGTTTTGACACAGGTGATTGTCACGTTTAAGAATGCGGGCTCGCTTAATATCCCACTGGCTACCATAGCCGCGCTCATGCCTGCTCTTGCCCTGCTGATGCTGCTGCCAGCCTTCATTACGATGCTTCTCGCAGTAGCCTGAGCGGTCGGTTGTTGTGCCTGCGCATCCACGCTTACGGCATGCTCGGGGAATTAGTGCGGGCATGATTAAGTCCTTATGAGATTTGCATTATCACAGGCACTCAGTGAATGCCTGCTGTAATGCCTAGCTCGACTGTTCAGCGCTCGTATCGAAGAGCGGCAGCGCTTCAGTTGCTTCCTGTACTGCTTTCATCGTCTTTGCTACCACTTCGGTTTCTGTCGTGACGCGGCTGTATTGCTGGATGAATAACTGGTACTTAAGCGGACTATCCTGAACAAACTCTACAGCGACTTTTGCCGCCGCGGTGTCGTAGTTCAGGGTTGAAAGCAAGCTCAGGCGAATCTGCTGAGCGTCGGTGATTTCGGTCATGTCTTACCTCTAAGCAATGTGGGGAGCTTTTTTCGAAGGCTCGCGTTGGCGGCACTGATCGAATATCAGGATGTTGCAAAAAGTAACGCTCGCTTATCTTTGAGTTTCCACACACAAAGCAAGGAGCGTTTATGTCCGTTGATAATCAGAAACTTTTACAGAAAATCGTCGAGGAGCTGGAATCACTCAAAGGTGAGACCGAGGTCTTATCTATCGCTATATCCTGCCTCTTCAGCGAGATGCCAACAGATAGCGCCAGTAAGGTGAGGGCTAAATTCATAAAGACTGTGAATGAACTAAACACCTTAAACCAGCGGCAGCAGCTAGTCGGAGAAGGTCGCGTCGCGACGTATATTCAAAAGCTCTGTCAATGATGAGTAAGCCTGAATAATTTCGGCATCAAGGTTGCTAAGGAATACGCTTCTGGCATCCTGCGTGTTCCTTTCCTCTTCTGGCTTTAATGCTGCCGGCACTGCGTTAGAGATGTTGATCGGCAGGCTGAGGCTTCTCAGTTCACCTTTGAGCAGACGCACCTTTTCGATTACTGAATCAATGGCGCTGTCATCAATTTCAATTACGAGTTTTCGTTCTTTCATAGATACTCCGTTCCGGGCATAAAAAGTCCCGCTATTGCTAGGCATCACGATTGAAAGTTGCCACAGAGTGGCGGGCAACATTTCTCCGCTATACTGTTAAATCGCCTAACTCAACAGAAGAGGGAGAAAATATGATCGATCATTACTACGTAACTCACGCTCAAATCCTGGCGCTGAGAAACGTTGTTGCTTTTATCGTGCAAACGATGCCCGAAGAACAAAAAGAAAATGTCCTTCAGGTTTTGAGAAAATTTGCTGAAATAGAATTAATGGATGGTATCGACGCGCCGCCTACGAGTGATATCACCCCGAAAACAGTTGAGAAGTTAAATAAAGCCTACAAGGCTATCTTCAATGACATTATCGATCTTTCAACTCCTGGCAGGGAATCTGCTTCAGCACGCTACCTGCAATAGTTCTCGACCTTATCTCCATGATGGCCAGAACCTTCTTGTCTGGCCCTTTCTCAAGTTTGCTCAGCCGAAATTCAATATTCTTTGTCTTGGTCATCGTGTAACCCTGTCTGTTGATTGCGGGCAGTTGGCCTGCACGGATTTGTTGTGCGCCAGAATGTCGCGCTTGGTTTGTTTGTCCAGCACGTCGATATCGTGGTCAGTCAGGTAGATGATCCGCACCCAGTTGCAGGCCGTATCAACCACCACCGGGGCGGGTAAACTTTTCGCGCAACTCGCGATCAACAGCGTCATCACCCATACGCTTAACGTTTTCCTGTACATCGCTGGCCCCTTTCGTTGCATCAGCCCGGCGTTCTGCCGCGGCGACGGCGGCGACGGCGTTCTCTTCGGTTCGCTGCTGATCGGCTTTGGCTTCTGCCTTACTGGTGCCGCGAGCATGACCAATGCCAAACGCGCCAGCGATAACCGCCAGCAAAGCAGTTGCCAGACCAATAATCATTTCAATGCCCATAAGGACCTCACACCAGAACAGATTTAGCTTTCAGGAATCGGGCGCGTCGGTCATCAATGCCGTTCTGACCACCATTGATAATCTGAGTCACGCGCACTAAATCGCCCGGATATTTCAAACAACCGCTTGAGGTATAGAACCATGCGGCGCTGCGGGCTGCGTTAATATCTTTCTCCAGCAGTTCAGGGTTGCTGACTAAATCGAGCCTTAGCGCAGTGCCACATCTCAGGTAGTTATCCAGGAAGGTGATTTGCTTCAGTCCTCGCCCGCGATATTTCCAGCCATCACCTGCTGACTTATTGCCGTAGCGATTGCTGTAGACCAGATTTGCGATCGCTCGTTGACGTTCAAGCGGTAGCGCCTTCTCAGATGATTTGCGCCCGAGTGACTTTGCCTGGTCCTGCGTGATACGCTTTGCCTTCACAAAACCAGCCAGCCCGGCAACGCTATAGTTGAAGCTTTCTACCAGTTGAGTGAATGACGTACTTTCATGCCCGCATTGAGCAATGAACATCGCCTGGTCGAGTGGAGCAGTGATGCCAAATTCTTTCATCGCAGCATCAATTTGTGGAAACCAGCGCGCAGCTAACCCGGCGCTGATACCAGCCGCCTTCTGAAATTGTGATTGGTTCATCAGTGCCTCAGTGCGTCAACAAGCCGCGCTACATTGCCTCTTACGCTCAGCAGCACAACAAGGATCATGATGTTGGCCCCGATGGTGGGCCACGTTGAATAGGGGTAAATACCGCATAGATACGCCAGCGGCACAGAGCTGTATATCACGGTTATCAGCCATGCCAGCCGGGAGACCCACTTCCGATGCCGTGAGTCTCGACGGCGATAGAACATCAGAGTAACCACGACACCAGCGCACAACAGCGCATTGATGGTTGCTGTCGGATCATTTAGTACCACCGGAACCTCCCCGGCGCGTTATTAGCGCCACCAGCGAGCCAATATCCTGATTATTCAGGAAGGTGAGTATTTTCACGGCCAACGCCGAAATTATTACGGCACCAATAGCATCCAGCGGTTTATCGCTGTACCCGGTAAGGGCCGATAGCTTGGAGCCCACCAGCCCAGCACACAGAACCCCGGCGATATAGGACACCACGAAATAAGCCATACGCCGTGTTGCGCTCAAATCGGCAGCGGTCGCTATATAAAATACAGAACCCGCAAATGCCCCGAACACAACACCGTAATCAGTACCGGTTAACAGCCCGTAAACACTCGCCCCCGTTAAAGCGCCACCAGCTAAGCCTGTGCCGGTTATTGGTTCGGACATCGGTCCCCCTCAATTGCTGTGAATCCTCTCAGAACGAGGGGAAAGATTCAGGCCGCAGGCTCATGCGTTCACGGTTATTCTGCAATTTTTAGCCTGGGCCTGAAATGAAAAAACCCCGCCATTTGGCGAGGTTCTGTAATATTTAAGTTCGTGTCTAAGTGACCACTCTTAACACATTAATATATAAAATTCGTAACGAATAGTCTTTTATGCAACTTTCTCTATTTCTCTTTTATGGGTCCAGTCATCCATTTCTAATCTGGCTCCCGTCATAATGATGCAGGCATCAATAAACGTTTCGGCAATCATTAGCCTGTTACGTATTTTCCCTTCAGAACATTTTTCCCAGCGAGCAATAGTCGATTTAGAAACGTTGTGCATGTAATGCAACATCACCAGATTTAATTCGTCTTCTCTTCCGGCACGTCTGAGCATTCCAACAGCCGAATCAACGATCAGCCCGTCATTGTCACAACATGACTCACGAGATTTAGATGTGTTTAATAAGAGACCTTTAAAACCGGCACCAATTGGCGACCAGTCAACCTGAGAACCTTCATTAATAGCCCAGGTTCCCCATCGTTCGAGTACCAGTTGTATATCACGTTGCATGGTTCACCCCTTTTATCTGGCCCGTAATCATTTCAATGCTGTTGTTGCATTCATTTCCCCAGCGGTCCCATCCTTTCCACTCTTCCCGAGCGAATAGTTCTATCCGTTTCACATCGCCGTATAATTTCTCCAGTCGGTTCCTTACTTCCCACGGTTTAGCGCTGTGCTCACCGAGGCAAGTGTGAACCACCTGTTTTACCGATGCACTGGCGCGGGTTAGCCCGGTTCCCCTGGTGGCTATCAGGACGTCTTCTGTATTGCTCCGGGTATGATTGCCTCCGTTCATGCGCGTCTCACGGTCCAGCATCTCAAGCAGATCATTAAAGTCCACCAGCTCTCCGGCGTTTAGCGCCTTGTTGAAGCGGTCAGCGGCGTTCTGATTCAGTTTTACCCAGGTAAAGCCTTTCATCGTTCTGACCCGGAAACCCCATGATTCAGCCAGTTCTACAGCCTCGCGGTTATGGGTCCCCGTATACCACATCGCCAGTACAGCGTTATCAGCAGCCAGCTTTCGAACAGGAAGAAACTTCAGGTCATCAATACTCATTGTGCTGTAATGATTACAGGCTGCGCCGTTGCTGATTCGATTGCCGTATTCCCACGGCGGATCACAGTAGATAAGATCGTAATTCATGCAGCCTCCCAGATAAGCTGGAAATCGTTCAGGTAGAGGCCACCAAAGCTATACAAAATGCCTTCCCTGATATCCTCCAGCGTCGCGAATGGGAAGTAATTCAAATAGAACTCAGTCGCCTTATCTGCTTCTGCAAGCAATTCAGATGCACTGGCAGGACGCATGACGTAGATGACATCCTGAAAGATTGCCGCCGTCTGGCATGGGTAAATTATTTTTTTCACGTATTCTCTTGTCATGCTGCCCTCTGCTTTTTCAGTTCGCGGATTTTACGGCGGTATTTAGCCGCTATTTCTTCCAGGTCTTCTTTTGAGTAATGCTTAGCCTCGTGGGGGCCTTCCAGCCATTCCACCAGCGACAACCCAAACCACTCGATCAGCGTTTCCCTGTAGCGAGCGTGTACCGTGGCATTCTTAGCAGCGAAACGACCTGAACCACCGTTACAGGCTTTGCACTGCCGATAGGCGTTCTTCTCTTCAAAGCGCAGTTCAGGACGGGCACCAACCCCCATGAAATGACCACAATCCCACTGGCCACCAAAGACCATAGGCGGATGATAGGTACCGCAGGACGGGCAAGGTTTACCCTCATCGCGTTCGCGGATAAAAGCATTGAAGGCGGTCTGAGCTTTCTTGATATAGTCACCGCGCGTCAGCAGCGCTTTTTTGCGCATCTTCAGCTTGTCCTTTCTGTCTGCCTCTGCCTTTTTAGCTTTAAGCGCACGGTTGTGACCTATAGCGCACAGAGGACCACAGACCTTTTGCAGGTTACGATCTGGCGTGAAGGTCTCCCCGCACTGAGGGCATTTCTTCGATTTATATACCTTCACTTTTTGCCTGGCTGGTTTCTTCACTGTTTCATCCCCCGGTGAAATACCCACTCGAATACTTCTGAGCCGTTGATTAGCAGATCGTTAAAGTCACCCTGCGCTGGCCAGCGAACGGAGACACTTTCCAGATCGTTCTTTGCGTGGAGATTTGCTGCAGCACATTCAAAAGCAGCGGCATGACCTGCACCGTTGGCGTCTGAGTCAGCAAAAATGATGAGGTTCTTTACCCCGGCAGGAACACGGAATTTCTTCATGAAGGCGGTATTCATCGTCGCCCAGGTGTTGCACTTCGTGATCTGATGACAGGCCAGAGCCGTTTCTATCCCTTCGGCAATTCCAAGCGTTGAGGATATGGGGAACATGCGGATAGCTACGGATTTGGCGAACTCTAAATAACTGTCCTCCTGAAGTTTCATCATCTTCTTGGCTGCGCCGCCTGTTTGCGCTTTTGCCTCTCCATCCAGCAGGGTGCGATGCAAGTAACACAGTTCGCCACGGTCATCAGTTGCCAGCGCGTAAATTGCCTGAAGGTTTTTCCCGTCTACTGGCTGTTTGTCGCAGTATCTGACGCTCTCAGCAGGTAAAGAGTTGATGCCCCTCCCTTTGAGGTAACTATCTGCGCCAGTACCGCGCAGCGTGGTGAGCTTTGCAAACTTCCGGCTGACTTTCTCACGTTGTTGCGCCAGCGATGTACGTACCGGATTTACTCTGGTGCGATCCGAGGTGTAGGTATTACCGATCAGCTTGTCAATTTCAGTGGCCAGTATTTTAAACTCTTTGCCTGTCTTAGCTGTAAGCAGCGCCCATCCATCACCGGAGCCGCATACGCAGATATATGACCCGGTGCCGTCTTTATCATCACAGCGGAATTTCCCTGTACGACCACAAAGAGGGCATTCGCCTTTCAGATGGTTTTTCCCGGTAATGCCAGGGAGGCCATAGTATTTATAGATTTCCGCCCAGCGACCAATAGCAGCTTGTTTGGTATTCATGCGGCTTCTCCTTTCTCTTTTCTCTTCGCAAAGGCGATCAGTTTTGATTTGATGAAATTCATTACTTCAGGTGTGATTTGCTGCGGGGTGTGGTGTAACCCTCTTGGCCATACGCCAAATTTCTGTTTGTAGGTATGTGCGCACCAGCCATCACTGACCGGGCGTCCCTGAGCTGCGCGGGTTCGCTGATAAAACAGAATCTGAGACCACCAGGATTGCTTCTGCTCTGGGGTGTGTTTGACTTCCGCTTTGCTGACCTTTTTCAGCCCACGGGATTTATCTGTTTCCACGTCTTCCCCGGCCAGGGGTTTAAAACCGCATTTCGGGCAGATATAGATTCCGGCTGGTTTGACGAAGTGGCACTGGCTGCATTCTTTCGGCAACTTCTCCGCTTCAACGGTTTTCACGGCTCTCAGCGGTGCTTCTTCCATGCCATCAGATGTTGAAGGGAGATAGTCGTATTCAATGTCGTCGGGATAACCCAGCTTATTAACCGTGCCTGTGTGATCGAATATGAGGCAGTGATCTTTACCAGGGGCGGCACGCAAGCCACGGCCCAGCGTCTGTATCCAGCGCATTTCGCTTTTGGTCGGCCTGGCGAAGATGATGCAGCGAACATCGCTATCAAACCCGGCTACCAGTACACCAACATTGATGATTATTTTGGTAATGCCCTGCTCGAAACGGCGGATCGTCAGCTGGCGTTCGTCGTGTGGTGTGCTGGCCGTCATAACTTCAACCGTCACGCCAGCGCTGGCAAATTCAACCGTCACAAAGTTGGCGTGAGCGACATCGACGCAAAAACAAATCGTCGGGCGGTCTTCGCCGTTCTCAAGCCAGTTTTTCACGATGTCGCCTACCAGCTTGGCTTCGCTCATCACCTGGCTGAGTTGGTTTTCTTTGTAGTCGCTGCCATAGCCTGCTGTGTATGATGTTTCCACTTTGGACAGATCAGGATGCGACGGTGCATAGAACTCATATTTGCTCAATGCACCAATGGCGATCAGTTCCTTCATCGTCGTTGGCTTAATCAGACGCTGGTAGTAATTGCCCAGGAATTTAGCGAAAGGCGTACCGGAAAGGCCGATCACCTTCGTTGCTGTGTTGCGAGTGAGATTGTCGATAACCTCCAGCAGTTTTTTGCGCTTCAGGTGGGCTTCATCAACGATCAACAGGTCGATATTGTCCGGGAACTCACGGCGAATCAGCGTATCTGCACTGGCAATCTGGATCAGAGCGGTGGGGTTGTATGACGGGTGATCACGCCAGACATAACTGATTTCTTCGCCAGGAAGGCCGTATTCCATGAATCGGGCTGCGGTCTGGTCCAGCAGAACCGTATACGGAGCCACAAACATTACGCGCATTTCACGGCTGACAAAGCCATCAGTGATGAGCGCGGCTATTGCTGTTTTGCCGAAACCTACAGGGGCGTAGAGCATGAATGAGTTATTCTGTTTCCAGGCCCTGCGCAGCATGTTTAACGCGACGATCTGTTTTTCGCGGGGCTGGATGTTAAGCATTAGCAGTAACCTCCCCGAAAGCCATAGCCACCAGCTCGGCGATGACAAACTTAGTGCGCTGACGCTGAACCGACAACGTAACGGTTTTGGTCCCGTCTTTGCGCTGGCGGCCTTTCAGAAAACCGCCGTGAATGTGTCGAATAAAATATTCAGAGTTAGCCAGGCGCGGAACACTGCGGACCCGTCCGAGGTTGCTGACTTCATAGGCTTTGGAATATGGCTCAACCGGAACCGGGACCCATTTTTCGTTAACGTCTGAATAAATCATTTTGGCTCCTTTTGGATGGCTAAACGTCCAGATTTCCAGTTGGCGTTTTAACCCCATTCAGTGATCTATCTGTTAGATCGTTCTCTTCTGGTAAAGCTGTTCCAGCCCTTCGGGCTAAAACCCAACACCGCCCCCTTTCCCCCAACCCGGTTTTAAAAATTCATACCCTGGGTGGGAGCGAGGTATATCCCCTGACTGCTGGGGTATATCTCGTGCAAAACTCTCGCAATCGGCGGTTTGCCGTTCGTCGTGCTGCGTTCTGCTGCCGGAATGACACCGGTTCTGCGTCGAACGCCTCCTGGTACGCCTGCGCATACGCCATCGCGATTTTTTCCCGCATACCTGCCGGGAGTGCTGCTAATTGCTCTTTAATCCACGGGGCGTCCTCACGAGCAAAAACCGTGGGCATAGTCACGTGAAAATATTCGTCCTGATACACTGGCCCTCCTGCTTACGTGGTGAGCCTTTAAGGGGTTACTCTCGCTTTGGTTTTCGTCGACCAAAGACAGCAAGAATGGACTTCACTTCTTCCTCTCGTGCTGAGAGGTGTTTCCTGTGGTAGTGCCTGATTTCGTCCGCTTCAGCTTCATCAATCACCCCATCTTCCAGAGCAAGATTGATGACTTGATCCACATGACCACGCATGGCGGCTGTCTTCATGGCTTTATTGAAAAGTTCGACCTGATCCAGGTCTTCGAGCTTGGGTACATCCACCAGCAATGCGCCGCGTCTTTTAGCGAAGTAATCAGCCAGTTCAGCTGTTCCTGAAATGTCTTCCATTGCTTCCAGTTCCGCGACCTCAAAGAACCGGCACCCGTTTTTCTCGTACAGGTTGTTATTGAACTGAGTGACCGTCATACCAAGAGCACCAGCCATAGCCTCACGCCCTCCTGGATACGCCTTACACATTGCCTTCACTACTTCTTTGAGACTTTGCTCTACCATATTGAATTTCCTTTGGTAGTTACGTTTACGCGGCTGAATCAGTAGAATTTTGATAAAGCGACTGGTCAAACTTCAAACGCCCGTTGGTGATTTTTTCAACCTGATAAGCCCTAACTTCGGGAATTATTTCCGGCCATTCGGATACTGACGGATGCTTAATCCCAAGAGCTAATGCGGTTTTACAGACACCTCCGAAATAATTAATAACTTCGGATTTCCTCATGTTTGTTCTCCGACGGTTTAATTTAGACTTAATGTAGGATATCCAACATAACGATGTCAAGAATCCTACATAACAAAAGTGGTAGGATTGCCTACATGATGAATATGAGCGACCGTATCCGCCAAAGGCGGAAAGAACTTAAGTTGACGCAGCAGGCACTAGCGGAGATGGCTGGTGTGAATCGTGTCACGGTTACGGGATGGGAAAAGGACGACTATCAACCGAACGGCGCAAACCTCCAGTCATTAGCTAAGGCTCTTCAATGCGACCCGCTCTGGCTAGTATCAGGTAAAGGTGATCCAAAACCTAAGCTCAACCTGAAACCTGAAATATTTAATGTAAAAGAAGTTCCGCTAATATCGTGGGTGCAAGCCGGTTCATGGACAAGAACTGATCCGGGAATTCGAGCTGACGATGCAAAGGAATGGGTTTTTACCACTGCGTTAGTTTCTGATGGTGCCTTTGCTTTACGGGTACGTGGCGATTCAATGACAAACCCATCAGGTGCCCCATCAATACCAGAGGATTCGGTGATCATCGTAGAGCCAGATATCATGGATATTGAGGCTCTGAATGGAAAAATAGTTGTCGCGTATCTTGATGGTGGTCATGAAGCAACTTTGAAAAAGTTTGTCGAGGACTGGCCTCATAGATACCTGGTACCACTAAACCCAAACTACAAAGCCATAGAATGTGGTGAAAATTGCACAATCGTAGGTTTGGTTAAACAAGTCATAATGGATTTCTAATCCCCTTCCCTTCCAATAAGCCGAGCAATAGCTCGGTTTTTTTGCGCCCAAACAAAATATGTTGGTTATCCTACATACATTCTTGACATCGTTATGTTGGATATCCTACATTAAGCGCATCAACGGCGGACAGATACCCAACCGTAAACGTTACGAACGGGGTCCGCTGAAGCAATACCGCTCTTTAACAATCAGCAAAGTCGGAACAGCACATGAAACCTGTTTAGACCCCTACGCACAAATGCGGAGTATCACCGGGTGCGATCCGGTCGGTGAGAAGACTAGCTCTGTGACAACAGACGTGAACGGGCAACACTGGCAGGAGGATATGTGCAAGCGCGAGTTGATAGCTTTCGGGAAGTTATTTTTTTCCTTGCCCGAAAGCACCACCAAATTACCGTCCTGTGTAACCGTTTCGGTAAGAGGTTATTAAGTCTGTGGCGCTTTTTAGCTCCTTTCTCTTCTTGTTAGTATTTTTTCTCTTCACAGAGTGAAGAGCTATTAGCGCCATTTTCTCTACTTAGAATGTTTCGAAGTCTGATGCATCAGAAGGATGCTTGTTTGGATAAGTACAAAATGTTCTCGCAATAAAAACCGACTTACAGGGCGGGCAGAATGCTATCATTCTCCACTTATCCATAACAAGTAATGAGTAAAGCAAGTCGGATGACACGCCTTACTACTAAGGCGTGTGGAAATATAATATTCGCTCAAAATTAATAGAATCACTCAATCCCAATTGTTTTGAGCACAAAATCCCTAAATGTATCTCCATTCACAATAAAAGTATTTTTATCATCAGAAAAGAACCACTGATACTTAAATTCCGAATCAACTAACAAAGCTATATTTTCATATACTTTGGTTAGGTTCGGGGAGTCAACACAAATATCAATTAATCCACTATTTTGAAATCTGAGACAACCTTGGGGAGTAAAGATTAAATTTAAACCTTCATAAACAAGAGCAAATTGTAAAACTCTATAACTTACCGGCGTGATGTTATCCTTCAAAAACTCACTTACAACTATCTCTTATTTTACTATTTGTATTGATGACTCAGAGATCCATTTTTCCACATTAGAAACTAGACTCTTTACTTCCGATGCGTAAAAACTTGAGTCATGCGTGGCTTTATCTATCATTTCTCTCTTTGCGGCTTCTATTTTTTGTTCATCTGAAAGCCGCGCTTCGGAATTCCGGTTTAATTTCTTAAGAAAACTATCTTTGCTTACCATAAAACGACCTCGTTATTTTTTAGTTTGCAACTAATATACTATACACATTTTTGAATAGTACCTCTAAAAACATTCTTACGATGTGAGTAATTCCTCCAATATGAAGTGTCCTTAACATCTTGGCGGTTACCTGGTCTTCCACCAATCAAACAGGAGGAAGAGGATAATGTTCTGATGGGTAACCGCCCTTTTTCTTCTATGTGTCCGCTCCCGGTGTTGGCTGGGCTGCCCAACCCAGCGCGGGTTCAACTCCTGCCGGATACCTAATTAATCGGTGATTTATATGACCTTCCGTAACGTTAATTTCCCCTACGGCGACCTTATGCGCGTCCCTCGCGGTGTGCAGGCTGTTCGCAACCCCAAATCATTCGTTCGATTCTGGCGGCAGAGCTGGCTGTACAGGCTTCTTACCCAGAAAGGCGATCCTTGCTGATAACTGGAGATAATTATGTCCGAAACCAAAAACACCACGCCGTTTAGCCAGCAGCTGGCGTACATCAACAAAGGCACCCTCGATGCCGAACTGACCGAAGCGCTGGCAGAGGTAGTCAAGGCAGTACGAGAAACGCGTAAAAAAGGCGCGGTAACGTTGACTCTGAATTGTTCAATGCTGAACGGACGGGATGAAAACGTGATGAAGGTGACCCCTAAAGTGACAAGGTCAATTCCTGAGCTGGAACGCGCCGATACTATTATGTTCTCAACTCACGATGGCTCTTTGTTACGCGATGATCCAGACCAACATCAGCTTGATTTAAAAGTTATCGACCAGGCACCACAAACTGCGCCAATTAAGCTGGCTCAGTAATCCCACCCTCTTTTTCAACACACCTCTCTAAAGGAATTATTCAATGTCTCAAATTGAAGGCTCCGCCGTGCACGACATCCGCGATCTGGTTGCTGCAACGCTGAAAACTAATACCGACATCCCGTCCGTCGTCGTCCCGGATGGCTTCGATATCAAATCGCTCGAAAGCCTCCAGATTGCCCCGTCTCGTATTCGCCAGAATACAAACCTGATTTCCCCCGGTTCGCTAATCGCATATATCCAGCGATTCCGTGATACGCGTTCTGTTGTTTTCGCCGACAAGACAAAAACCCGGATCGTCGCGGTGCTGGACTTCCACCAGGACGCCGATAACCCACACTGGGGAATGCACAAAGCAGTTTATGACTGTCCTTTCTCTGATGACTGGAAAGCATGGGTGGGGTCTGATGGTAACAAGATGAATCAGATCGACTTCGCTGAGTTTCTGGAAAACAACATCCAGAACGTCGCGCCGATTAGCGATAACTATAAAGGCCCGTCCGGTACCGATCTTCTGGAAATGGTACTCGCCTTCCAGGAGACAAGGAAAGTTGAGTTCAAGTCGGTTAAGCGCCTGCAGGACGGAACCTGTCAGTTCCAGTACAGCGATGATAAATCCGGCTCAGGTAATACCAAAATCCCGGAAAAAATCAGCCTGGCAATCGCGCCTTTCCATAATGGCGCACCGTACCAAATCGATGCGCGCATTCGCTACCGCCTGCGCGACGGTCAGCTGGTCCTCTGGTATGAGCTGATCGAGCCGAAAAAAATCATTGAGCACGCCTTTCAGGAGATCGTAGCCGATATGGAAAACCAGCTCGGCGATGAACTGCCTATCTACGAAGGCTCCATCTAACCCATACATCCCGTGTGTTGTTTTATGCGCCTCCAGGTGGGGCGCATAGCGAAGCACTCCCTAATTCAAAAAGGTGACCATATGCCCAGCTTAGGCCAGCTCTATAACGATAAAGAATCCGGGTTAACTACCCGTAAAACCTATAACGTCCCGATCGCCTCAATTTATGCGGAAGAAGGTTACAACGTTCGCGAACTAAATCAGGCGCATGTCGATGAGTTCCGCGATGCGTTTATTGCCGGTGAATATATTCCGCCGCTGGCCGTAGAAGTTACTGAGCGTGGTGTGAAGGTGATCGACGGCCACCACCGCTATCACGGTGCGCTCGCCGCAATCGCTATGGGACACGATATCGTGCGCCTTGAGTGCAAAGATTTTGTTGGTACTGAGGCCGATAAGATCGCGTTTATGGTGACTAGCTCGCAAGGGCTGGCACTTACTCCCCTTGAGCGTGGTGCGGCGTATCACCGCCTACAGAATCAGGGATGGAGTCCGGCAGAGATTGCCGTAAAAGTTAAGCGTTCAGAGTCCGATATCCTTCAACATCTCCAGCTTCATGAATGCACCCCGTATATCAAAAAGCTGGTTCGCGATGGCTCTATGAACTATGCAATTGCGATTGGCATTTCTCGTGAACATGGCGTTTATGCAGACCGGGAAGCCGCCAGGCTGATGAAAAAAGCAGAAGCAGCCGGGAAAACGAAAGTCACAAAGAGCATCGCCAAGCCACAATTCAACGCAGGAAAGGCGCGGAAGTTTCTGGAGATCATCTCATCATGCAAAGAAACCACCAGCGGCGGACTGATTATTGAAGTACCACCAGCAATGCAGGCCGAAGTGCTATCGATTCTTCAGGAATTCCGCTACGAAACATCGGCACCTGGGGAAGACGAGCAAAACAATGAACAGGCCTCATCATCTGAAGAAAGTGATGCCGCATGACAGAAACTATCCTCAAATGCCCAACCTGTGGGGCGTTAGCTCAATTCTCCTGGCATGGTCATAGCCCCTATATGCGTTATGGGGCTTTGCAATGTCCGCACAAACACCATTCTGTAAAGGTGACCTACCACGCCGATAGCATTGGTGCTGCGCGATTGAATCTGATTCAACAATGGGAGGTGTTAGTAAATGATTTTCAAAATTTACCGTGATCCCATTCTGCGAAAGACATTCATCCTGGATGCAATAGTTCTGGTTGGAGCAGCATCGCTTTCTGCGTTGGGAATATGGCTGGTAAATGAATGGGTGGCAGCATGATTCACTATCACGGAGGCCCAATAACACCCGACACCTGCGCGCTGAAGGCATGGAAGGGCCGGCACGCATTTATCTCTTTCGCGAACTCTGGTCAGTTAGCGCTGGCTAGCGAAGTTACTCAGTCATTTGCTCTGGATAACGGCGCATTCAGCTTCTGGACGAAAAAACGCGTGGTGGACTGGAAAGAATATTACCGGTTCATTGAGCGTTGGGCTAATCACCCGCGGTTCTCATTCGCCATTATCCCGGACGTTATCGGCGGTAGTAGCGAAGAAAACGATGCGCTGATAGCTGAGTGGCCACACGGAAAGTTCATTGGGGCGCCAGTGTGGCACATGAACGAACCGGACGAGCGGTTTATTCGTCTCTGCAGCGAGTTTCCGCGCGTGGCAATCGGCAGTATGGGCGAATACGACGCAAAGCGCCCGCGCCGCTGCGTGGCTCGCCTGCGGGACTTAATCCGGCACGTTGTGGATGAGAACGGCTACCCGATTTGCAAACTGCACGGCCTACGTATGCTCAATGCCGATATTTTCCGCCATATACCGCTGTCATCAGCTGATAGCACAAACGTGGCCCGCAATATCGGTATCGATAAATCATGGCAGAAATCAGCGTATGCACCGGCCAGCAAAGAAACCAGAGCCGCTGTACTCGTTGAGCGTATCGAGTCAATGAATAGCGCCAGTGCGCTCAACTATAACGCCGACCGAGACCGCTTTATGCCGCAATTGGCCTTTGAGATTTAGGATCTAACCAATGACCAAATCAACCATAACCAGAGAACGCCTGGCAAAAATTAAATCATGGCGTGAAACCTACGGCGCCGGAAGCAACGTAATGCTGCCAGCTGAAGAAGCGGAAGAGTTGGCCTGCTTGGCGCTGGCCGCAATGGACAGCGAGCCGGTGGCGTGGACTTGGCAACATCTCAAGCAATGGCACGTCACTAATGACGAGGAACGCGCAAGGGATTTGGCGTGGGATGGCGTCAAGGTTGAGCCGCTCTATCGCCACGCGCAGCCAGCGCCGGTAGTGCCAGAGAAAGCTACAGTTGGCGAAATGCCATTCCTCGGCGCCAGTGAAGGGGTATATGTTCGCGGATGGAACGACTGCCGCGCCGCCATGCTGCAGGAGAATGCAAAAAGTGCAGGAGAATCGAATAACTGCAGGAGAAGCGAAAAGGTGCAGGACCTGCTGGCTGGTAATTGTCGGGAAAACGGGAATTCGTCAACCAACAATTGTCGGGAAAACGGGAATTCGTCAACCAACAATTTTCGGGAAATCGCGGAAACGTCAACCGGCACTGCGATAGCGCCAGCAGCACCAGATAAAAAACTGACCGACGATGTGCTGGATGAAATTATCGCCGGGGCCAAAACATCGATGGAGCAGCATCTTGCTATGTCGCTTAAGGCTGAGCGTGAAGTATGGCGGAAGGAAGGCCCCACCGACGATGAACGCATTATGGCTATCGAGGGCATGATTGGGTGTCTGCGCTGCGGTGATAATGGCTGGGTTGTTGGCGAAATGGGTATCACGCGCTGTGCGTGTGGTCAGGCTGGCAACTCTCCGGTAATTCCGGATGGTTACGTGATGGTGCCGATGAGGTTAACCGCTGAGAACGGCGCAAAGGGCGCGTTGTCCGGTGAGTTTTCAGAAACTAAATTCGTAAACTGCCCTGAGTGTTTTGGTGATGTTGAGTGCGAAACATGCGATGGCAGCGGGAGAATTGAAATCACAGTGCCGGTCACCTGGACAACAATCAAAGAAATATGGGCTAAAGGCGTTAAGCATTTCGCAGCCGCCCCGCAACCACAAAACGAACCACAAAATATTCCTGAAATTATTCCGCAGTGGATTCCGGTAAGCGAGCGGTTGCCTGAGGATGATGATTTTGTCTATATCTGGCCTCGCCCTGACTTTGGTGTTGATCTTCACGTAGGTCAGTACTGCGAATGTAGCCCTAAAGGTGAAGGCTGGTATGCTCAGATTTATGAGCAAAACTATGGCGTTGATTGGCACCCAATTACTGTAACCCACTGGATGCCGCTGCCAGCCGCCCCGCAGGAGGTGAAAGGTGAGTAAAGACGAATTGCTTCAGAGGTTACATGCGCTCACTACAGATTTTCATATTCTGGCCTGTGAGCTTGATATCGGCGATGAGCGCACCGAGGTGTTCGAAATGTATGAGGTTCTGCGACGCATTCAACGCCGTGGCGCAGCTAGTGAAATGCTGGCTGCAACTAACCCTCTGCTATGCCTTGGTCTTCATGATGATGGGGAATTGATAGATTTTATTGATGAAGATGATGACTGATTTCCAAATGCCCAGCCAGTCCACCAGCACTTAACAAGAGAGTATTTAACGTGAACCATTTAATGATCGACCTCGAAACTATGGGCAACAAACCAAACGCCCCTATCGTCTCCATCGGTGCTGTGTTCTTTGAACCCTCGACTGGTGAACTTGGCGAGGAATTTTATCGTGTCGTCAGCCTGAAGAGTTCAATGGATGGCGGTGCCGTCCCTGACCCTGACACCATTATGTGGTGGATGCAGCAAAGCGCAGAAGCCAGAGCAGCTATCTGCGATAAAGATACGGTCACCAGTCTGGTTACCGCATTAAGTGATCTGAACTGCTTCATAAGGGATAACGCAGATCCGGACAAAGTACAGGTCTGGGGTAATAGTGCTACGTTCGATAACGTAATCATTCGGGCCAGCTATGACCGTGAGCACATACCCTGCACATGGAAATTTTGGAATGATCGCGATGTCCGCACAATCGTTGAATTAGGTCGAGCGATTGGCATCAACCCTCGCCGCGACATACCGTTTGAAGGTGATGTACATAACGCGCTGGCCGATGCCAGACACCAGGCTAAATACATTTCCGTTATCTGGCAGCAATTAATTCCTGCACAATGATTTAATTATTGGGGTAACTTATGACAATTAATGATTTTATGGAAGAGCAGGAAGTTTTCGACCTGCTCAAAAAGAAAAAAACAGCAGTATGGAATTTGCGGAAAAATCACGGATTTCCCCACCCGGTTTTAACATACCCAACACGGTATAGCAGAAAAGCAGTTATAAAATGGATAGAAGATGGTGGGGTTAATCGAGGTATATGAGTGCTTAAATATTTAATTACCTGACTGTGGCACTTACTAGAACACAGTCAGGCATATTAAATTACGAGTGCTAATATTTTACTATTTTTTCAATTGCATATTTACAACTCTCTGGGTGTCTATCTACAACCTCATCCCACTCAACGTCAGGTGATATAGCAGTAACGTTATTACCTGACAGTAATAAATAGGTCGTTAATTTCGGATAATGTTTTCGATACATACCCCATGATGCTGCATATTTTATTCTTACTGAGTCTGGATAGCCATTATTCACAGAACCAAGGTACATATTATTAACATGCGTTAACTCTGGATAAATAAACCATTTTGAATCAGTCATCTCTATGTATTCAGCTTTAATAGGCAGCCGCCATGACTCCAGATCATATAGAGATTGGGTAACATAAACAAAATTGTAATTATCATTATACTCTTCAAATTTGAATATATTACAGTGCTTGGCTATTTTTTTATCAATGAACAATCCAATAGCTTTTAACTCCTTCTCCGAGTTATAAGCATCGATTAAAGCGTTTCCATAAAAACAAGGTACTCCATTGATTTCGTAATGTGTAAAATCACCATGTGTTATAACAGCTCGAAAATAAACACCTCTCCCCGTTAAGCGATGCATCAAGTCTTTTACAAACTCACAAAGAAACATAACAAGATATTGAGAGTCGGCCGGAGTATGCCCACCATCAACATTATAGACAACCACCGTATCTGAAAAGACAATTACTTTAAATGCATCATGACTGTGAGCATTCAAGCTGGCTATGACTTCATAAAGATCATCAATTTTATTACTACCCTGCCTCACTAAATCGGTAAAGCCCAGGATATCTAAGTATAAGAAATATCTTTCGTTCATATTTACCCTATCTATATTTAATTTTTAAAATTTCCTCAAATACTAATTTTAAAGTTGTGGAATAGTCACACATTATTTCCATCTAGTATTTTCTTAACATACCAGAAAATTTTATCAGCATAGAGTTCATAGGCATCCTTTTGCTCATCCAGCCAATCGTGTTTGTTATACACCGCCATCACCCCTCCCAACTCATGCCCCAGCATCTTTTCGGTCACATGGGGCATAACCCCCTCGCCTGACAAATTCGTTACCAGCGAGCGCCTGAAGTCGTGGGTTCGCCATTCCGGTATATCAATTTTATCCCTTAACTTCTTCATGTAGAGATTAGCTGACGATCTATCTATTGCCTTGTCCAACTCCTGGCCGGGGAAGAGAACATCGTTACCTGAATTAAGCAGCCTTTCGACGAAAGGCTTTGCCTGGTCGAAAACAGGCCTTCGAATCACATTACCCATCTTGGAATGCTCAGATGGAGTTGTCCAAATCAGATCATCCATGTTGAACTCGCTGGCGGTAGACAGGCGAAGTTCTGATAGCCTTGCCCCCCAAAGCAATAGCAGCTGATGAAGCATCTTGTTTGAGGTCACGATCTTGTTGTTCTCCAGCGCCAGCCAGATTTTTGCCAACTCGGTATAAGTGAGAACCCGGCTACCAACATCTGGTTTCTTGCCGATAGTCTTAACACTAAGCTTCAGGACTTCGCATGAAGGGATTAGCTGTCGGCTGATACACCAGTTCATTACTGATCGTAGTTGCAGAAGCAAGACTCTGGCCTTTTTGCCGTTCTTCTTCTCCTGTTTATCGAAGAACCTTACCCATGCCGATACAGGGATATTGACTACAGGAGCATCAGGGAATTCTGTGTACATGGTGTTGTACACAACTGACTTGTACAGCGTCTGAGTATTAGGTTTCAGCGTTTCAACATACTTGTTCCACCACTGATCCAGACACTCTTTGAGCGTGAACTCTCCATCTTCTTTGGCAAAATAGTTTTTGGGGTTTAGTCCCTTGAGGTACAATTCGCGCATCTCACCGACAACTACGCGAGCCTCTTTGAGAGACATCGCAGGGTATCGGCCTATAGAGAGACGCACAGGCTTACCATTCCAGCGGTAACGAAACTGAAATGTAATCGTTCCGGTAGGAGTTATGCGTACACTCAGCCCGTCACCATCTGTGACTTCGGGTACGCCGCTGTAAGGCTTAGCATTGATGCTACGAAGTTTGGTATCACTGAGGGCCACGGCACTGTATCCTGTACACACTGAATTTCAGCATTCTGTACTCAATCTGTACGCAATGGCAAGTGAACGAAGTGATTTTCAAAGCGAATGGATGTGAAAGGATAGGAAATAAAAGGAATGAAATGCTTGATGGTACGGGGAACGATAGGATAACATGCAACACAACATGAACGCTTAAAAATCAGTTAGTTCTATGTCCCCTTAGTTAAATGGATATGGCGCAAAATTACATAAGAATATGTTTATAAACAAAAATAACCTACGATTTATATAAAAAATGTACTCATAAATGTACACAATATTTCTTATAAAACTGGACATTCGTCATCATTTGAGAGTGCATTAGTGATGACGAATGTCACTACCCCCATCACAACAACATCATCTAACGCCTCGCCTTCGATCGCTTCACCATCCCGCGTAATGAATGCTCGACCCATTATTTTTGCAAAGTCGGTCTGGCCAATATAGTGAATCAAAACCGTGTCCTGCTGCTTTGGTTTAACAGAGATATCAACGACAGCATAACCTGATGCGGTTTGTACGATTCGTGTATTAGGGCCGGTTCCACAAAGCTTATCTGCTGTCAGGCGCCCTTCAGCATAGTCTCCTGCTGGCGATGGAAAACCCACGTTACAGCCCTCCGTTTGGGTTATAAAGCTGGAATGTTCGCTCGTCCCCCTCTTTCGTTGAGACATCCCGAAACGTCGTCACATAATGCTCTATCCACTGGTTTGCCTGACGCGGAGACCATATCCAGTTAACCTTTGCGAGTTCCAAGATAAACCTGGATGTTGTCACTGTACGGCGGCCATTTGATTCAATGACAATTGCCTGACGCCAGGCCATTTCGATATCTGAGTTTCGCGGCATAATTTCACCTCACATAAACACTGTTTTTATATACAGTAGTTATATTCATTGATCTGATCAATAGAAATTACAGCTATCAATCAGGCACACCGACGCAAAATAATGATTATTCAGCAGCTGGCAGGTACTTATAGATCGTCTTCACTTCTCCCCCGATCACTCCCGCCACCTGCTGACGGGTACCACCTGCATCCAACATCCGGCGGCAGCGTTTCACTACTTCTTCGGTCATTACTCGGCGGCGGCCACCGATGCGCCCCTGCTCCCTTGCCGCTGCTAAACCGGCGCGGGTACCCTCGACGATCAGCTCTCTTTCCATTTCTGTCAGCGACTAATGACACGGAACATCGTTATCAAAGTGCTCCGTACTAAGCGGACTTTATTTTGATAAATGCAGTTTATATCTTCTGTTATTCCCTGCATCCTAATACAATACCTTCTAAAATAACAACATGAGGCCAAATGATGGACATAGAAGCGTTACGAGACCTAACATTGTATAAATACTTTACTGACTTGCAGTTTGCTGAGGATTTTTGTAATGGTCACTTGAGATTAGGAACTCTCCATGGATATAAAAAATGCGAGGATGATTTGCGAGGTGACCGTGGTGAAGGAGACTTCACATTCAATGCCTTCACAAAAAAAGTTAACGGTTCACCAACCGAAGAGGAATCCAGAATATTACAAAGATTTGGTATTGGATACTCTCACGTCGAAAATGTTCAATTTTCAATGAATCCCACTATAATCTCCACAACTGACCGGTGGGTTTTATGCACAGCCACACAGCAATTAAATCAAAAAGAGCGTGAGGTCTTTGGTGAATACTGTATAGCAATTAATGGTCATAGTTTATTAGTTGGACTTATTGAGGGGATTACTAAGCACTATAAATTTTATCAAATAAATTGTGACCATGTAAAATACATTGAGCGAACAGCGGAATACACAGAGATTTTAAAAATAGAGCCACCATTCATAAAACCTGCAATTCCTTTTGGAAACCAATTTGAGTTTAGATACACTATATTAGCTGGAGATAATGCCACACGTAAAAATGGCATTGTATATTTTGATAAAAATGAATATGAGCCTATCTTCATTGATTCCGACACGATCGCCAATGCATGTACAAAACTATATAAAACTGGAATATGAATAATACAACAAATAGAAGTAGAGGCCATCACATGATGGCCGTTAAAATTTACTGCAAAGAGTTAAAATGTGACACCAAATCAGCATCAGCTAACGTGACCGGGTAATAAACCAGGCGCTTGAGATATGCATTGGAAACCGCTGCGGGTGTCGTTCTTGCTCGACCAATCATAAGCCGGTTCAGCTGTGT